GTTAAGGCGTATGTAATGGAAAAGAAAAATCTATTAAGCTATAAAGAATTATTTTTTTTACTAAATATTTAAAATAAATTTATATATTTAAAAAATATTTTTATTTATGAATCACTTTAATGACTTATTGGCACTAGGTATTAAACTAAAAAGATCAACCGGATCATATAAAACTAAATGTCCAAAATGCTCACATAAAAGGCGAAATAAAAATGATGATTGTTTGTCGGTAAATATTGATGAGGGATTATACAATTGCCATAATTGTGGGTGGGGTGGTAATGTAAAATTCAAACAAAAAATTGATTATATAATACCACCAAAAGTAAATTCAAATTTAGCCGAGAGAGTAATTAAATGGTTTGGCGATAGAGGTATTACCGAACCAACATTGATTCATTGGAAAATAGGTGAATCATTGGAATATATGCCACAAGTAAAGGCAAAGAGGCGATGTATTAATTTTAATTATTTTAGAAATAATGAAATTGTAAATATAAAATATAGGGATGGGCAAAAGAATTTTAAATTAATTAGTGGTGCGGAATTAATATTTTATGGAATAGATAATATTATTGATTCCAAAATTTGTTACATAGTTGAGGGTGAGATGGATGCTCTTAGCTTACATGAATGTGGTTTATACAGTGTTTGTAGTGTTCCAAATGGTGCGAGTAAAGGATCTCAAAAATTAGAATATTTAGATAATTGTTGGGAATATTTTAAGGATAAAAAAGAAATTATTTTATGCACCGATAACGATGATAGTGGATTACAATTAAGAAACGAATTGGCAAGGCGATTTGGTAAGTATAAATGTAAATATGTTGAATTTGGTGATTTTAAGGATGCTAATGAGGTTTTAATAAGTAAAGGTGCGGAAACACTTAGAAATATAATTAAGGATGCTAAAAATTTTCCATTAGAGGGCGTTTTAAATATAGATAATATTTGGAATGATGTTTTGAATTTTAATGAAAATGGTGTTGTCAATTATTCAATTGGTTTACCAAATAGTGATGATTATTTTAAAATGTCTTTTGGTGAATGGACCGTTGTAAGTGGTATCCCAAATAGCGGTAAGAGTGATATATTGGATCAAATACTTTGCAACTTAGCAACTAAACATGATTTTAGATGTGCGATGTTTTCACCCGAATCCTATCCCTATGAGGGACATATAAAAAGAATAGCAAATAAATTAAATAAAAAAAATTGTAATACCGATGACCTAAATAATACTAAGGATTTTATTGAGGATCATTTTTATTGGATTAAAATTGATTTGGAAAACCTAACACTAAAGGGGATTTTAAACGCTTTTAGAGAGCTTGTTTTTCAAAAGGGTATAAATGTATGTGTAATTGATCCCTACAATATGTTAGATCATTCGGCACAACGGGATCATAGTTATATTGGAAAAATATTATCGCAAATAACACAATTTTGTCAACAAACTAACACACATTTATTTTTAGTTGCACACCCGAGAAAAATTGAAAGTGATAGCGGTGTTTATAAAAAACCAACTCTTTATGATATTTCTGGCTCAGCTGATTTTTTTAATAAAGCATACAACGGTTTAATAGCATATAGATGTATTGGTCAAAAAACTAAATACAAAAGTGATGTAGTAAGAGTTCATGTGGAAAAGGTAAAACGAAAGGAAAACGGGCAATTAGGGGAATTTGAAATTGCACCGGATTTTGATTGTGGCGGGATATATATGGGGGTAAGTGAGAGTGATAAAAAAATCGAAATTATAAAGGATAACGTACCATTTTAAATAATAATTATGACTTATAATGAAATGAAATCAAAAATAAAACAAATGTCTTATGATGAAAGAAAGTTAGGTTGGAAAATATACAATATAACAGAGAATGAAAACTTAACATATAATAAAAAAATTAAATTACTTAAAAATTTATTATGAATAAAAAAGAATTTAACGAGATAAAAAAACATTTATTAAGTAAGTCGGAACATATAATGGATGCTAAGCAACCGGAATATACTAACAAAAATATTGATGTTTTAAATAATTTTAAGCAAACGGCAAAAATGGTTGGTATTGAACCAATGCAAGTATGGGCGGTGTTTTTTAATAAGCATATACAAGCTATTTTAACACATAGTGGTGATCCTGATATGCATCAGGCGGAACCGATTGAAAGTAGATATTGCGATGCCATAAACTATTTGTTTTTAGGGTTTTCATTAATTATTGATGAACAAAATAAAAAAGATATAATATCAGGAACAGAATGAATGTTTATTTACAAGCCCAATCCTGGTGTTTAGATAACAATATTAAAATATATATTGTGCCAATAAAAAATAAAAAGGATTGTTATATTGAAATAAGCGATAATGGTTTATTTATAAAATCACCAAAAACATACGCTAATCAAAAAATTGCAAGTGACAAAGTGTGGGATTTGTATTTATATTTGTACTGTAAAAAAAAGCAAAATGAAGGAAAAAATTAGTATTAAAAAAATTAAAGAAAATCCAGATAATCCAAGGTTTATTAAGGATGCAAAGTTTAAGAAACTTGTAAAATCTATTAAAAGTTTTCCAGAAATGTTAGAAAAACGCCCTATTGTAGTTGATGAGAATATGGTGGTTTTAGGCGGAAACATGAGATTAAAAGCGTGCAAAGCCGCTGGATTGTTTGATGTTTGGATAGACAAAGCTGTAGGGTGGACCGATAAACAAAAAAAAGAATTTATAGTAAAAGATAATGTAGGATTTGGAGAGTGGGATTGGGATATATTGGCTAATGAATGGGATGTTGAGGAATTGAATGACTGGGGTTTAGATTTACCAGAATTTGATGAGTTAGTACTTGAAGCTGAGGAGGATGATTATACTGAGCCAGATAATTTAAAAGTAGATATTATTTTAGGAGATTTAATAGAAATAGGAGAGCATCGTTTACTGTGTGGGGATAGCACAGATTCGAACCAAGTGGCAAAGCTTATGAATGGAGAAAAAGCAGATATGGTTTTTACTGATCCTCCTTATGGAATATCTCATAGCGGTAAAGGAATAACAGCGAACGGAGTTAAAGGCAATGATTTTGGCGAAATATTAGGAGATAATGACATTTCAGTAGCTAATAATTCATTTAATTTAATATATAATTTATATCCAAATTCAATTCATATTTGGTGGGGTGCTAATTATTATTGTCAAACTTTATTAAATGGTTTTGGATGGTTAGTTTGGGATAAACAAAGGGAGGGAAATACTTTTAGTGGTGCTGAATTAGCTTTTGTAAATAAAGGAATTAGGTTAGATGTATTTAGGCATTTATGGCATGGAATGATAAAAGGAAGTGAGATGGGACAAAAAAGATTACATCCAACTCAAAAACCAGTTGCTTTAGTCGAATGGTGCTTCAATAATTATAACGCAAAAAATTTAATAGCAGATTTTTTTCTTGGCTCTGGCTCAACTATGGTAGCATCACACCAATTAAAAAGAAAATGTTATGGAATGGAGCTAGATCCAAAGTATTGTCAAGTTATAATTGATAGAATGTTAAAATTAGATCCAGATTTAAAAGTTAAAATAAATAATAAAAACTATAAAAAAACCTAATATAAAAAGCCAGGCGGGAGCTATTGGCGTTAGGTAAATTAGGAGGGAGTTTTAAAGAATCAGTCAATTTTTAAAATTTCCTCTTTTTTTTTATGTAATTTTGGAGCATGAAAAGAACCAACAAAACCAACACCCTAAAAAAGAGTTTATTATTAGCTTTGGAAAAATCTTTAGGTATTGTTACTAATGCTTGTAGAAAGGTTGGTTGTAATAGATCTACGTTTTATGATTATTATGCTAAGGACATAAAATTTAAAAAATCAGTTGATGATATACAAAATGTTGCTTTAGATTTTGCTGAAAGCCAATTGCATAAGCAAATACAAGAGGGCAACACAACAGCAACAATATTTCTTTTAAAAACAAAGGGTAAAAAAAGAGGATATATTGAGAGGCAAGAAATACAACATGATAGTTCAATTGAAAGCAAACTAATTGAATGGACACCGGCAAAAGACAAAGAGTAAAGGAATATTGCAATAAGCAATTTTACGAGGCGATTAATTCAAAAAAGAGATTAAAAATATTTCAGGGCGGAACGAGATCCGGGAAAAGTTGGTCACTAATGCAATATTGTTTGTATTTAATGACCACCGAAAAAAAACCATTAACCATATCAATAGTTAGAAAAACGCTACCGGCACTTAAAAGATCCGTTCTAAGGGATTTTCTACATATATCTAAGCAATTAGGTATCTATTGGCATGGGGTACATAATAAGTCCGATAATACATTTGAATATAATGGGCATACATTAGAGATGTTTAGCACAGATGATGCACAAAAGATTAGGGGATCATCAAGGGATATACTATGGATTAATGAGGGTAATGAATTATTTTTTGAGGATTACCAACAATTAGCAATGCGGACAAGGGTTGAGATACTTATTGATTTTAACCCAAGTGATCCGGTACATTTTTTATATGATCTAGCCGAACAAAAGGAATGTGATTTATTTATATCCACATACAAAGACAATAAGTTTTTGCCCAAAGAATTAATCGATGAGATTGAACGTATAAGGTCACGAGATCCCGATTATTGGCGTGTGTATGGTGAGGGTCAAAGGGCTATATTTAGCGATAAACAAATATTTAAAAATTGGCAATATATACCACACAAAGAGTTTCCCGAGTTTAATGAAACCACACTAGGTATCGACTTTGGATATACAAATGATCCGTTGGCTATATTAGAGGTTGGTAAGGTTGGTGATAAACTATATGTGAATGAGTTACTTTATAAAACCGGTGTTACAAATAAGGACTTAGCAAACTTTCTCAAAAGTAAAGGTTTGGATGATACGTTAGCTTACTATGATAGTGCCGAACCAAAGTCGGGCGAGGAACTTAGACAAATGGGAATATTAGCAAAGGGTGCGATTAAAGGTCGGGGATCTATATCAGCCGGTATTAGTTTACTAAAAGAATTTGAGATAATAATATCACTTGAATCAAAAAACATTCGTAAAGAGCAACAAACCTATTTTTGGGATGAGTTAAAGGATGGAACAATTATTAATAAACCAATAGACAAAAACAATCATTTGATGGATGCTTTACGTTATTGTGTTTATAGTAAATATAAAAATCGTACTCAGTTTTTTGTTGTATAAAAAAAAGAATTTATTATTTTGTATTTTTACATAAAATTTTATATTAATGGCATCATTCTTTGATAGGTTAAGATCTTTAATTCTAAATAAATCACAACAAACAAGCGAACAATACAACAGGGCGATATATAATTATTTGGGTAATACCATAATTTGGAATCCTGAAAATGACCAAACATATATTGATGATGGTTACCGTAAAAACTCAACAATATATTCATTAGTAAATATTATTACAAAAGCCGCATCAACTATCCCGTATCATATTTATCGTAAGGTTGATGATAACAATTATAAAAGATATAAAGCGATGACTAGTGGGGTTGCCGATCCTAACGTTATGTATAAAGCTAATATGTTAAAAAAACACGCTTTAGTTGAGTTAGAACACACCGATTTGCACAAGTTATTAGAACGCCCAAATCCGGCTCAATCCTATGCTAGTTGGATAAGCGAGTTAGTTGCCTTTGGTAAGTTAACAGGCAATCGATACATTTATGGTATTGGACCGGAAACGGGTGATAATATTAATAAATACACCGAACTTTATGTGATGCCTAGTCAAATTGTTGAGATCAATTCAGGGGGTATGATGAAACCAATTGAATCATATACGATTGAATATAATGGTACTTATAAAATACCTAGCGAACAAATGCTACATATAAAGGATTTTAACCCATATTATGATGGTACGGGTTCACATCTTTATGGTCAATCACCATTAAAAGCGGGGTTAAGATCAATGACAACAAACAATGAGGCAACCGAAAGCGGTGTTAAGTTTTTACAAAATCAAACGGCTAGGGGTATATTGATGAGTGAGGAGGGGGATTTAAATGAGGTCCAAGCACAACAGTTAAAGGATAAATTTAGGCGTGACCATCAAGGGAGTAAAAAGGCGGGTGATATTATTATTACACCTAAAAAATTATCGTGGGTTAACTTTGGTTTAAACGCTAGTGACATGAGTTTAATTGAACAATATAACGCCTCAATAAAAGATCTTTGTAATATATACAATGTACCGGTCCAACTTTTAAACAATACGGAATCAAGTACATATAACAATATGAAAGAGGCAAAAAAGGCATTATATCAAAATTGTGTAATACCGGAACTTGTTAAAATACAGGATGAATTAAATAGGTGGTTAGCTCCAAAGTATGGTGAGGATATTTGTATTGAATATGATTTTAGTGTAATACCGGAATTGCAGGAGGAAACGGATAAAATTGTTGACCAAATGACAAAGGCGTGGTGGTTAACACCAAATGAAAAAAGAGCCGCCATGAGTTACGATCACGATGAGGATAATGATGTATTAAATGATTATTATATACCGGCTAATTTAATACCGGTTAGTGGTGATCCCGTTGAGATGCCCGAACCAAGTCCGATTGAGGATGATATGGATAAACGTATTAAGAATATACAAGGATTGTTGACTAAGGATAAAATATCATCTTTTGTTGATGCTTATACAACCCGTGAGGAGGCGGAGGATAGGGCTAAGGAAATGGGCGGATCGGGTTCACATGAACATACCTATGATGGCGAAACAATATACATGCCTTTTGAAACACACCAGGAATATGATGAGGCGTTAGAAAATAATAAATATCATTATGGTAAACCACACGATGATGAGGATGAGGATGAGGATGAATATAAAGCCGAGGTTTCAGCAAGGGTTGAAAAGGCATTAAAAAAAAAAGCTAAAGATCACAACGATTCGGTAACCGCACAATCAAAAAAAACATCGGTTGGTACACTTAAAAAAGTATTTAATCGTGGTGTTGGTGCATATAATACAAATCCACAAAGTGTAAGACCAACGGTATCAAGTGCCGATCAATGGGCTATGGCTAGGGTTAACTCATATTTATATGCCTTAAAAAACGGAAAATTTAGATCCGGTAAACACGATACCGACTTATTACCTAGTGGTCACCCAATGAGTTCTAGGGATAAAAAAAAAGCTGAGGGATACGATGATTACCCGCAAAGTGCCACAAATAATGCATTGAGGGTTAAAAATTGGATTGATAAATATGGGCGTGGTGAGGTTGATGGCATGACAAATGTTGGTTTAGCTAGAATGAACCAATTAATCGCTAGGGAAAAATTATCATTATCAACATTAAAAAGAACTTTTAGTTTTTTATCAAGGACCAAAGGCGGTGGGTATAATAAAATAAATCCTAAGTTTAAAGACACACCATGGCGTGATAAAGGATACGTGGCGTTTTTAGGTTGGGGTGGTGAATCAATGTTAAAGTATTCCGAAAATAAATTAGACCAATTAGAAAGTGAATAATGCCAACACCGAGAGCAAACGAAACCGAAAGGCAATTTATCGCAAGATGTGTGATTGATGATGAGGCAAGGCGTGATTTTCCAAATGTAGATCAACGATTAGCATTTTGTTATTCACAATATGAGGATCGAAACAAACCTATATACAAAAACACATCATTAGATCAAAGATATTTAGCAACATTAGATAGACAAATTAATATTGTTGAGAATAGAAATATTAAAACACTTACTAAATATTATGAAAAAAATTATAATGAGGGTGTAAATAATTTTTTAAATCTCAATGATACTAAATATGAATCATTGTTTACATTGGATTCATTACAACGGGAATATCAAAAAATGTATATATCGATTGGCAATCATATCGCAAGTTGGTATTTTAGGGGTTTTGAAAAGTACATACAAAAAGCCGATCCAAAGCCATATCAAACCGAGTGGGAAAAGGCGTTTGCTTTTTATGGTGGTCAGGTTGCGGCAACTAATGTTACCGGTGTATCTAATACCGCAAAGAAAACATTAATAAAAATAACACAACAATTAATGCGAGATCCCGAGTTTATGAGTTTAGGGCAACAACAAAAAGCTAGGATATTAAGATCGAGATTCAAACATTATAGTAAGTTTCAAGCCGAGAGATTGGTTAGAACGGAATCAACAAGGGCGAGTAATTTTGCATTAGAAAAAAGTGCTAGAACATTATATTCGGAAAATGATTTAACAAAAAGATGGATGACCATTATGGATGGTAGGGAACGCCCGGCACATGAGGCGGCTAATGGTCAAGTTGTAAATATGAATGAAAATTTTATTGTTGGCGGTGAGGAGATGCCAAGACCGGGTGAGGGTTCGGCTAGGAATGTTGTAAATTGTAGGTGTCGAATTATTATGATGCCCGTTGAGGGTGCTATCCCAATAACCGATCTTGATGAAATTGGTGTTGGTTTAGGTAATCAAAGAATACCGGAATTTAGTATTACAAGGATTGGAAACACCGTTAGTGCCATAAATCAAAGTATTGCCGCTAGGCGTAACCCCGATGTTGATGAGGAAAATATTGAATAATAAAAAATTAGTAATTTTGTAAAAAAATAAAATATGGAATTTATATATAAGTCAGCTCCAATTGGAGATGAGATAATTGATTTAGATGATAAAAATAATATTGTAAAAGGATATGGCTCATACTTTGATAATGAGGATAGTGACAAGGATATTATAAGGCGTGGTGCATATCAAAAGACAATCCAGGAGAATGGTAAAAGGGTTAAATATATTTACCAACATGATATGATGAAACCACTAGGCAAAATGAGTGAGTTATATGAGGATGAAAAAGGATTGGTTTTTACGGCTGAAATTCCAAAAACACAATTGGGTAATGATGTAATACAGCTAATGAAAGCCGGTGTAATAACGGAAAATAGTGTTGGTATTATGCCAATTGTAAAAGAAAACAAGGGTGATTACAGAGAAATCAAAGAGGTTAAACTCTATGAGATTAGTGCCGTTACAATGGCGGCAAACGATCAAGCTAAGATATTGGATGTTAAAGGTATATCTAATATGGATCAAGTTTATAAGCGTTACGATAACATTTGTAAACTACTTAGAAAAGGTAATATC